GTCATATATCTGCAGCTGGCTCATCCCCCAGAGATCCTTTCGCGGCGGCGCACTGATTGTCTTGGTATATTTCGCAACTGGTATCGGCTGCTGTTCGTCGCTCATTAGAATATCTTCTTCCTCGTGCCGAATGCGATCTTTCGCGGCTGCGGCGCTTTCACATCTGCAAAGGCCAGAGTCACCATATCAGCCTCATCAGGCGACGGCATATTGCGCTTGAGCATATCAGCTTTGCGCTCGATCTTTATGCGGCCCCGAGTATCAAGCTTCCACCGGATACTGCCAAGCTGGTTCTGCGCTCTGTCGCTCTCGTCCTGATGTTCAGCCGAGACAGCCCAGACCATAGCATCTTGCTCGTTATTCGGATCTAACAGTTCTCGCACTCGCCAGTGTAATTCATCGCGGAGCCCAACGCAATCTTCGCGGCCTGAGGAGCTGCCTACATCGATGCCCACGCAACTGACTCCCTCTGCTGCTTCCCAATTGTCTACTACCCCGGCCCCCACACCGATCTCGTCTACAGCTACGACAACCGGCAGCTTGTACTTCGCGTGCAATCTCTTCGCTTCAGCTTGGGCGCGCAGCCGCAACTGCCCCGTATTAGCAGTCGGCACCTCAACGATATCGCCGAGCATACGCCCCGTTCTCCAGGCCCAGCCCGAGCGCGCTCCGCCGCGGCCGACATCCACCCCCATCTGAATGAAGAGGCCAAACTCTTTCCTGAGCTGAACGACCCCAGCTTCGCCTTGCCGCTTTGCTGCTTCGACCCAAGCTGCTGGCGCAAGGACTGTCTCAGCTTCTTCAGTTGGGAACTTAGCAAGCACTCGAGCCAGATAATATGGGCTGTCCTTGCCATACTTGATCTCAGTCTTCTCTGGCCAATCCTTGCCGGTCAAGCTTGCCAGCACTTCTGGGGGCACCTCTTCGCCAGTCTGAGCCGGCGTATGAAACGTCGAGATCGTGAATATCTTGAAGCCTAACTCTGGCTTCATAAAGGTATCGTAGAACTGCCCCACTGGTACTATAGGGTTCCCGATCAGCAGCAGCAGAGTATTGCCTCCGGATAAGATCGCGTCAGTAGCACCAAAGATCTGATCATCCACCCCGTTCGCCTCGTCGATGACTACCATAACGTTGGGGCTGTGATAGCCTTGAAATGTCTGAGCGTCTACGCTGCCGCCCTTCTTCGTGCTATACCCCACAGCCCTCCAGTCTGAGCCGATGATCAGCTTTACGTTTAAGCAGCGGCCCAATTGCAGGCTGGCATTAGCATACCGGGTATTGATCTCGGCCCAGAGCTGGCCTTCTACTTGATTGGCCGTGGGTGCAGTAGTGACTACCTGGCTGGGGCACCGGGTATATAGAAACCAGAGGACGAGGCAACTGGCGAGGAATGTCTTGCCTGTAGTATTAGCTGACTTCACTGAGACCTCCGTATTATGAGCTACTGCCTCAGCTATCTCCCTCTGCTTGCTCCACAGATAAACACCCAGGATATTCTCGCAGAATCCCACGGGATCCGTTCGATAGCCTCGCATCATCGTGCTAAATCGCTTGACTAAAGCTTCAGTCTGCGTCTCCGCCGTCATCGCTATCGTCTCCGTCGCCAGTGCCATCGAGTGCCTTCCTCAGCAGGTCGTCAAGGTTGGTTTCGAGCCGCGTCTTCGCGCCCTTGTAAATGTGCATTAGCGTACGTGCCGCTTTGTATTCGCCCTTCTTTACCATCTTGATCAGTAAGGTCAAAGCACGGGGGATAGCTTCCTCTTCAAGCTCGTCTACATACTGAGCCAGAAATGCTTTGTATTCGGGCGTCGCACGCCAGAGATAGATCGCCCCCGTAGAGATCTTGAGGAGCGCGGCCTTTTCGGTCAGCTCTAAATCTCCTTCGAAGTCAAGGCGCATAAGCTCGAGCACGGCTTCATCTGTTCGCTTCATCATTTTCGCACCTATACTTCCTTCACGCCTGATTTACATAGCCTTATAGTATACAAAAAAAAGTAACTTTGCAACTCCTCCGATATTTGCACGAGACAAGCAGTCCCTTTTTTTAGACGCAGAGGCACCTCAGAGGCTCATAGCGTGGTTTTCTTTAAGCTATCGGCGCTGGGTAGATCTCACTGATCGGAGAGTTTCACTTGTAGTCATGCTGATCGAGGAGCGAAGTTTAGTGAGAGGGGGATATAGTTTAGCGGCCGGTTTAGCTGAGAATATGGTCTCTGATATGTTCTGCGACGGCTTTCATCATGGGCGGGGGGACTGCTCTGCCGAGGCGTTCCCATTGCTGGGCGTAGGTACCGGGGAGGATGAAGTCCTCGGGGAAGCCGCAGATGATTCTGAGCTCGGGGATGGTGAACTTTCGCTTCTCGGCTGGGTGGACTACAGAAGCAGCTGTTAAGTCGCCACCACGTTGAGTGATAGTATTATACGCCTTGTCTGGATCTGCCTTTACCAGCTGAAAATATTTCTCGCTCTGCTCGCCTGGTTCGAGCTTATCCCATTCGTCGCCGATAGCATACTTTTCGATACTGGCGGCTTTGCAGAGGCCTGCTGCTTTATTGACGCCGCTAGCAAGGATGGTGGGGACTACGTTTTCTTCGGCGCTGATCATAGCGGCGTCTTGGCGTTCGCTGGGAGTTTCTCCGCTTTGCACCCAGGTCTCGTTTGGCGGGGCGGTGCCGATCGCGGTTATGCTGGGCACGGCTTCGCAGTATCCGCCTGCTTCTTTGCGTGCTCCTCCGGCGAGCACGGTGGGAGCGATGTTTTTTGCTGCGTCTTCGTTGACTACATTCTTCATCTTATAGCCGGGGATATGATTATATTGGACTGTCTTTATCCACGGCATAGCGTCGGCCAGGGGTATTGGCACTGTCTGGGGTTTGGGGTGGCTGGGTTTGATATCGAGGTCTTCTCTGACTCCGATAAAGATAGCGCGTTCGCGGTGCTGGGGCACTCCGAGGTATTGGGCATCGAGCACTCGGCAGGATACTTTGTAGCCGGCTGCTTGCATAGCTCGAAAGATTTCTATGAAGTAGCCTTTGGCTGTTCCCATGACGAGGCCTTTGACATTCTCAGCTACGAAGACTTTTGGTTGTATACCTTTGAGCAGGCGGACGAATTCGAACATCAAGTCGTCTGTACGCTGCTTGGTGTCTGAGTACTTCGATACTTCGCCCCATTTCTTATCACGCTTGCCTGCCATAGAGAAGCTGGCGCATGGCGGGGATCCTTCGAGCACGTCGAGTTCGCCGGCTTTTAAACCGATCTCAGCCAGGATTTCTTCTGGCTTGACATCGCGGATATCTCGGGGGTCCACGGGCACTCCTGGATGGTTGAGCTTATAAGTTTCTGCTGCTATCGGCACGAATTCGCTTGCCCATAGCGGGCGGAAGCCTGCCCAGCGGAAGCCGAGGCAGGATCCACCGCAGCCGGTGAAGGTACTGACTACGCGAAAGCCGTTGTCGGGGATGGCTGCTATTTCTACCATAGTGGGCACGAGGGGGTTCGGGAGCATACCTTCGACTGGCGGGGCAGCGTCGGTCTGGAGGCCGGGCTGACCTTGCTTTATGGTTGGTGCTACGGTATGCTGCTTGTCTTCGCTTTTCTCATAGCCATCGCTAATGATGACTCCATTCTCAGGCGGTGGTCCGGCGTCGGTAGTGAAGGGGCGATTCATCACGGTCGGAGCTATGGTGTGGCGTTCTGTTTTAGTCTTTTCGTAGCTACCATCGAACATAATACCTTCGTCGTTAGATGGTGGCGGCGGGGCCGGTTCATTGTCTAAGTCTGTTACTTGCTGAAAGTTTGGATGGCTGCCTTGCTTTTCGAGTTTCATAGTGTCAGCTCCGGTTGGTGTTGCAGTTTTAAGATATCGCGGTACAGATCTGCTACTCTGATTCTACCGCGCTTATTCAATTCGGTGTCAAGCAGCTCGTCGTGCCATTCGCGGATGCCTGAGACACACTGCAGGTTGGCGTTGGTCCGATATATGTCGATCGCGGCGAACTCCTCTGCGAAGGCATCGAGCGCGACTTGCTTCTGCTTGGGCTTGTTCAGTTCCGGCCAGGATTTGCTTCGCAGCCACATCGCCACCTCCGAGTCGCGGTACGGACAGCAGAGCTGCTTTCGCCAGTCGGTGGTCAACTTGTCCCAGTACGTCCAGCCATCGGTAGTGGGATCAGCCCATCGTCTCCGGCGACGATCGTCGAATTCAGCTTGATCCTTTGAGCAGTTGATAGCATCGCTCTTACTTGATCCATACCAGCTATCGGCGTTCAAGCCAGTGAAGACTTGGTGCTCTGATATTTCACTGAGCAGATATGGCAGCGGGTAAAGACATTGGATAGTCGTCTTGCGAGCTATCTGAAATTGAGCGATAAGACGGCAAGTCTGGATCTTGAGCATTAGCAGGTCTCGCGGTATGATCACTTCTCGTAGAATTATATCATGGAATTCGCAGATTCTGCGTGCTGCTATCAGGTCTGCACTCTCCCAGCCTTCGAGAGCGAAGGTATAGCAGACCGGTCTCGCTCCTATGTCATGTAGAGCCCAGAGAATAGTGAGGCTATCGGTGCCTCCGGAGAATAAGAGAGCTGGCTCTTCATTGCCGTCCCACAGCTTGGTGCAAGCTTGGATCAGCAGCCGGCGGTATTCATTCATCGTTGATCATCACTCTTTGGCAACAGTTTGATCCGTTATTGCCGAAGCTGCCTGTCTGGCGATGGCAATTGTCACACAAGGTTTGCCCATTATCAATATCAAGTTGTAGCGTCGGAAACTGAGCAAATGCTTTGAGATGTTGTATTTCTTCCTCATTTCACTGCCACCCAAGCTGCGAAATTCATCCATCTCCAGAAGCAGTCTACCTGCTGAAATCCGCAGCGTTCGAGTAGAGTTTCATTCCACTCGGCAGTGAGCGGCACAAGCACGCCTTCCAGGGACAGACGCTTGCGATCTATCTCGTCCTGGCTGTACCCGCTCTCAGCTTTGAATGCGAGATATTCTTCGACCAGGATTTCATCGAGCTCTGCAGTATCTCCGAGTATCTTTTCGACTACAATGAGAGCTCCGCCGGGTATGAGGTGTTCATAGATCCGGCGCACCAGCTGCTGCCGATACTCGATGGGGATGAACTGGAGAGTGAATACAGAGAGGATCAGAGATGCTTGTACTGGTGGGAACTCATGCCCCAAGTCAGTCTCGTGAATCTCAAGGCAGCCATTCTCTACCCAGCCTTTGAATCGCTCCTGCAAGGCCTGGAGCATGGGTGGCGATACTTCGATCGCTACATATTGATTATGCGCTCCGCACTTACAGATGAATGGCTGGAGTGCGCTCCCGCGGGATGCTCCCAAGTCGATGATATGAGTCTGGGGCTGCACATAGTGGTTGCCCATAGCTGTCACCGCAGCGCGCATAATTTCATACTGCGGGATAGATCGCTCCAGCATATCTTCGAAGTAATCGGTTACTTCCTTGTTGAACTCCCATTTACTGCCTGGTATGTGGCCTCTGCTGTCATTCTCGCTCATTGCTATCCTCCTTTGACGTTATAACGTTTGTTCTCGAGCTCTCAAGGCTGCCTGAGCTGTTTCCGTGCTTAGATCAAGCTACCACTCGTACCCGCACTTGGGGCAGCAGATAACGACGCCTATGGTCTCTGGAGAGTATTCTGGAAACTCGCCAGGTATCAGTGCGGTGGGTTCGACATCGAACATCGTCGATTGAAGCTCTTCTCGCCTTTTGATTTGTGCTATCCGCTTCAGCGGTATCTTTTTCGGTTCTTCGCTTGCTGGCTGCTCAGCCATAGCTATTCACCTCCGATTGTCACGGACTTTTCGTCAGAAGTTAGCGTTACTGATTCGATCTCTTCGCTATCTTCAATCGATTGCACGAAGTCATTAGCTGATTTCACGACAGCATCGATTGCACTCTCTGCTTCTTCAGATCCTGCTACTTCGATGCTGGGAAGATGTTGTAGCATTCGCGTCTGGATCCGGTGCTGGATTGCTAACTTTACAGCTTCCAGCGCGGCGATCTCAGATACTACGACTGCGACAATAGCTCCTGCTCGGGCCCAGCGATCTAACTCTACGTGCTGAACTGGGCTAACTTGCCCGGTGGGCGTTTTGACTTCGAGAAAGAGCGCTTGCCCCTGGATGGAAGCGAATATGTCGGGAGTGCCGGCCGTAGTAAATTGACTGCCATGCAGCTTTTGAGCGTGGCATCCCTGGATGCCATTGATCATCTTAATAATCTTTGCTGAGAGCGCTGATTCTTTCATTTCTTGGCCAACTCCATTAGCATCTCTTCGGTAAAGTAATCTGCTTGTCCTTCATCTGAAACATCACAGTTAAGTATCTGCACTGCTAAAGCAAAGCCTCGTTCTCTGCCGGGGTCTGCCCATCGGCGCAAAGCATAGCCTGCTACGAAGCTGGCAAAGCCCCAGACCTGCCATGCCAATACTACTATTGCCCAGACAAAAGCTGTATTCATTCGTTATCCTCCTCCTCGCTTTCACCGTTAAAGTAGAACTCGTCAGCTAAAAAGCGGCGCCGCGTTCGGATCAGGATCCCTCTGCGCTCCCTCTCTGTTTTGAAGCACCAATAGTGTCCCCATTCTTTCTTTGCTATTGCAGATATAGCCTTGTTAAATGCTTCTCTGAGCTGCTTGAATTTGTCGTTATCCCATACGTCGCTCATTCCTCTTCATCCTCCTTCTTGCTTGCCAGCACGAGCGCCAGCACTATGATTCCGATGACGACTACGACCCCCATCAGGATCACTCCGCACCAAAACAGTGGTATTGTAAATGTCATTATTTGTCACCTCCTCTTTGCTTATCAATTCTATCCGTCAACTCTATCGCTCCGCCAACTAAGGTCACTCCTGCATCTTCAAGGCTGATCTTTTCTCGCTTAGCGATCATCTCTACAATAGGCATATGCGTTTTTATGGAGAATCCAGGTATTGCTTCGAGAGCACACTCAGTTATCTGGCGGTCTTTAGCTGTAAATGTCATTCGGGGGCCTCCATTTCTTCTAATATTAGACAGCAGCACAAGGAAATCTGATCTAATAATAAGCTGGTGACGCTGTACTTAATAGCTTCAACGCCATCTCGGGGAGCGCCTGCCTCTATTTTATCCAGCTTCAAGTTAAGCATCGCTGTACTACGCTCCGAAAAGACAGAGTTGGCTACTTGCAATAAGCGCTTTTCATTTACCATTATGCTTCCTCCAAAGCTTTCTTTTCGTCATTGTCTAAAAGCCGCTCGGGTATCGGTTCTCTCATGACTAATCGGATATCCTTCTCCACATCATCCAGCGCATATTTCCGTTGGATCATTGCCAGCTGCACAGAGCGATGGACGGTATGCTCATAGTCATACATCACAGCTCTTCGCTGGTTAGCAATAATGCTGAGAATCTGCTCATTGACCGGGACTGCTATTGCTTGAGCGCTCTCCTTGCTGGCTATGTCCGCAGGATACAACCAATCGTCTACGTCGGGGTCTGGATACGCCGGCGCTTCTCCAATGCGTGCTGCCACACAATCCATGCCTGGGTCGCCACACGGCATTAGGTCGTCTAACCTGCAACCACACGGCATATCGTTGCATAGACCATCGCATTTATGCGTCCCCAACCAGTCTTTAACAATCTCTCTAATTGTCATAGTCATCTCCCTTTCTAAATAGCTGGCCATTGGATTGCCATACCTGCCTGGGCAGGATCGCACAAGAACAGATTCTCTTTCGCTCGAGTCATGCCTACGTAAAATGCTCGCCTCACTGCTTCAGTCCCATTCTGCTGGTAGCTGATAAGCCCCTGGTGGCTTAGGTCTGGGAATAGGATTACGCTATCTGCTTCGCTACCCTTGACGGAGTGAATCGTCCCGACAGTCACCTGAGGAGATTCTTGAAGCACTTCAGCGCTTTGCTTAGTTGCAATGTGAGCTACATATTCTCCCACGGACTGCCGTGCTTTGAGTAGGTTCTGGCTGAGCCAAGTCAGCCCCTCTGGCGGCCCTTGCATAGCTTTGCCCAGATTGCTCTCTCCTATTATCTTGATCATCGTTTCGATCGGCACTGGCATGCCCTCTGTTACTTCAAACTCCATCTGCTGCTTCATGCCTCGCTCTACTACACCCTTTGTCAGTTCAAGCCAAGCGATCAATTCTCCGCCTGTCCACAGTGGCGCTTGCTCTGCAGGGTCAAGCCAGGGGCGGAGATATGCCAGCATCCTACTTATGGTGGATCCTTTGCCGCGTTGCCCCAGAGGGTTCCAGGCTCCATTATCAAAGCGGTATGGGTTCCAAAATGGGATGCCTGTTGACCGAAGCAGGCTCGTTAATGGCTGGAGCATATAAGCACAAGATGCCAGCAGCATCACGGTTCGTCCGCTTGCGGTTTCCTCTTCTATCACGGGAAGCAATAGCTCGGGCCCCTTCCATGCTGTGCGTGGTAACATCTGCACGGAGCCTTCAGTATCGCGCGGTTTGAATGTGATCGCCTCCCTATCCTTATTTCGTTCGATCCAGCGGATAGCATACTCGTAAACTTGCCGGGGGAGCCGATAACTCTGCTGGAGTATTCTCTGCCGGTCTGGCTTATTGTCTAAGAACACTTTCGGGTCAGCACCAGAGAAGCCATAGATCGATTGGTCCGCGTCCAGAGCCATGATCACTTTATCGATCGGCCTTGCCCATTTCCAGAGCAGTGCCAGCTGGAGCCCGCTCAGATCCTGAGCTTCATCAGCTATGAGCACTTCTCTGCGGCCTGGCAATTCGTCCACTTCGTGTAAGCAGATTTCGATCATATCAGTGAAGTCGATCCCTGACTCTTCTTCCTTGAACTGCTCCCACGCATAAGCAAAGACTTGCACTTGATATGGCCAGAGCTCTCGCGGTCGTTGCAGATTGCGCATCTGGTGATACTCCTGCATTAGCTTGTCTCCGCGTAGATCGATCTGCCCACTGCGTACCTCCAATTCATTGATTTCTGACTTGCCTGATAAGCCGAGTGCTGGATGCTGTTCGCTGAACTGAGACAGATATGGTTCCACCTGGAGCAATAGAGGAGAGCTCAGCGCTCTGTAAGCGAACGAGTGCAGCGTGCCGATATTCTCTCTCGGCAGAGGCACGCTACGATCAGAGATTTCTCTGGCGGCAGCGTTTGTGTGCGACAGCGCTACTACGCGATCCGAACCATGATGCTGAGCATCGTGTTCGATCTGGCGAGCCAGAAAGCTGGTCTTGCCGGTGCCTGGCGGCCCGACCACGCGGCTCTCCCCTAATTCTCTGAGTGTCTGCAATGACATTGGCTGGTTCCGTTCTACTGCTTGTAATTTTTCTTCGCTACGCGCTTCAGTTCTTGCCAGTCTTGCCCAGAGCAGCCGATGCTCTCAGGAAGCCGGCGGCCTTTGCGGATGTTACCACGCCGGTCCACCCAAAGGATGCCGTAAACTGTTGGCCCTTCGAGCTTGAGGTATTCATCTTGCTTAGTTGGCTTCTGTTCGCAGCCGCGCCGCTCCAGTTCTTGCACGATCTGTAGCTGAGTCTGAGTCTGTGCTTTCATCAAGTTACCTCCTTTCGCGCTGTTTAGTATAGCAAACAAAAGTAGTTTAATGATTTAACGGGAAATTGCACGTGCCAAGCGAACATTCGCGATAGTTTGCTGAGCGGCTAAACAGTTTGATACGATATTATACAGGCAGCGCCTTGCTACGTAAGGCTTTACAGGCCGTTGTTTAGCGTTTAATAGAAAAGCGGAGAATGTCTGTTTGAAAAAACGAAATGTTTGCAAGTATAAACACGCTCTACTCATCGGCTTCGACCTCCTCGATCAATCTGCGAGCCGGCCCGAAGTCAATATGCCGCACAACGTTCTCAGGGATACCCCAGAGATTCGCTGTCGTGCGCTTTCCCTCGTCAAGCGCGTCGTACGCAAACACCTTGCTTTTCGCTCCCAACATCTTCATTCTCTGGATCCATATTCGCTGGCTGCTGCGGATGCCATGGATCGTCGTTGCGTACTTTCTCAATTCGGGAGCGTTAATCCATACTCTCCCGTCTCGTACGAATGGATACTCGGGGTTCTTAATCGCTTCGCCCTTAGGGATCTCCTGCGGCGGCCGATACTTTAGGAAATCATTGATCGTGCTAATAGCGGCGCCATCAGCCGTGCCGTCTTCTTCCATGGTGATCTTCTTTGCGATCGCATAGAAGAACTGCGCCATGTCTTTCCACTCGTTGCTATTGAGCTTCGCCCCCAGCGTCGGGATAGCTTCACCGGTGTGCCCAAAGATTTGTTTCTGCACGTATACTTCCGAATGCTTTACTCGAGTTGCTTCTAATTCGACCTTGACTAATCGCTCCAGCTTGACGATATGAAATCTGAGCAGCGGTGTCTCGCCTTCTATATGTTCGATTTCTACCAGATTGATATTGAGTTCGCGGCCCACGTTAGCGACTGCTGCTACGCGTTCTTCTTCGGTTTCAATCTTTGGTTTCGCAGCCGCAGCTCGTCGCTCGACTGGAGCGAACGCAGTATCCAATGTATGCTGGTAATAATCGTGGCGGTCAAGCTTGAGGTTTGCTTTGTACTTGCGACGGTGAGCAATCAGCAAGTTTATAATTTCTTGGTGGGTCCATTCAGCAAGGGCGGCAATCGAAGCGAGGCTTTGATCATAGCCGCTGGAACTGGTGTCTCGCAGATCTTCTCTCGTATGGTTCCACGAATCAGCGAACTTCGTGCTATTCGCAAGCAGAGCGGCAAGCTTGCCAGCTGGCGGTTCAGCAGTTGATGAGAGAACAAATTGGTATCTGTTCTTTGTCTTTTGCCTTAGAGTTGGCCTTGACGTTGATAGCAGGCTTGCTTTAAAGTCATCTATCTTATATCGAGGGCCATCTACCTGGACAAGCTCAACGGGAAGCGGTTCATCTTTATTGTTAACTGATCCAGGCAAACGCATGATTCTTGAAAGGTCGTAGACGGAATCAAGTGCATGACCATTGCGCTGGGCGATCTCTTCCAGAGTGGCTCCCCAGTCCGCTGCCAATATTTGTGCTTGCTTTCGGTCATCGTCATCGGTGAAAAGCCAGATGTTTTCAAATATCCACCAACCGTGTAATCCATGACCGCTCTGGATAGTCAAAGTAGGCTGGAGCGGGAACTCATTGATCAAGTTTTGAGCGGCTTGCTGGTCTGGTATGTCTATATCAGCCACGAAACCTAAAAGCCCTGCTATCTGATCTGCAGAACATCGCCGGTCTGGGCCAAAGTCCTTTGGTGACAAGCCGACTCCTATGAAGTAATCGCGGTCTGGTTGCAAAAGGTTTTCAATGCTACTGATGAGATCGTCCTTCTGCTGATACCAAGCAGATAGCTTATTCTGAAGCTGCCAGATGAGGATATGATTCTTTCCCTGCCAGCCAGACAATAAAACGTCAAGAAATAATTTCGTAGTGACCGAATCGATTTCTGGCTTTGACAATGCTTTATCCTTCTCTGGCTGCGGGCAATAGCCAATGCCTGCGCGGCTCGGGACAATCTCTGGGATGCAATTCACAGTAAATATGGCAGTGACGACCACCGTGATTTCCGCACAGGCAGATGAGGTTATCTAAATTATTATCTTTGGACTCACGAAAGGGCTTGATATGATGAACAGAAAGCTCATGATCCAGCTCTTCTTCGGTTACACCACAAAGTTGGCAACTGTGATTGTCTCTGTTGCGGGCACGGTCACGTTGGATTGACCAATCTGGACCATAAGGAACGGGACCGCCTTTCCAGTTGTAATGATTGCTACCGCAAATCTTAGGGTTTCCTCTTAGTGCTTTTGATAGTTTTTCTCTTGTTTCAGGGCTACGAGATTTTCCATAGATAGGATTATTGGCGCCAGACATCGCTTTGGATTTTCTTCGTTTTGTTTCATCAGAAATAGGAGGACGATGACGAGCCGCATTAGCCATTCGCGCTCTTGTCTTAGAGCTGCGTTCATACTCTGACAATTTCTGTTTATGCTCCGCATTAAGATGAGTTCCCTGCTTTGCTTCAGATATTCTTCTTTTATGCTCTGTGCTAAACTGCCTTCCCTGAAGCGACCTTGATATCTTTTGTTTCGTTTCTGCGCTGATTTCGCGACTTCTTCCGCACCAGCCGAGATGACTACGACGAGCACGTTCATTTCCAAACGCCTGCCCGCACTTAGGGCATTCCCAGGTTTCACTCATCTGAAGTCTTCTTTCATCAAAAGAGAAAGCCGGCCGCGGGAGCTGATGACCACTGTGGCGAAGCACAGAGGAACTCCTGAGACCGGCTTGCTGTTGTGATAAATAAAACGCTTCGCCTATCGTGATCATCATCTATATCTTAACCTATCCGCTTGTATTTGTCAAGCTTTACGGCGGACGGGGGGCTGAATAGTATAAGGGGTGCCCACCCCCGAGGTTCAGCCCCCGGTTTGGATCCGCCGCTCCCCCGGCTACTCCTCTCTGGCTTCGGCCTCGGCTTCGACCTCGAGTTCTCCGAGAGGGATATAGTCTTCTGCTGAAACTTGAGGGGCGATCTGATCCATCAGAGCAACAAACTGTCCAGACTGCCGCTGCTGCTCTTCGGATAGATCTCCCACCATTCTGAGGACTGCCTTCGGATACGAAATACCACTGCTTGTTATTCCCGGTGCCAAGCTGATCCCGGTAACGATATTGAAGTACTTGCAAGCTTGACCGGAGATGCCCAGGAAATACTGGCGAGCGCCTCCCAAGCTGCCAGGAGTCAGCGCCAGCATATAAGGCAGAATGCTGTCGGGCATTAGCAGCATAAG